CATCATCCCATGACAACAAGGCGGAGATTGTCGCCGCGCTGGAAGAGGCGCTGCACAAAACCCTGCGCCCGCAAAAGAAAAAGACCGTCAAGGGTCAGGCATGGGATCTGTAACCCCGAAACCGCTGCCGGGACCTGCCACGCCGTCGAGCCGGAGCGCCTTGCAGTTATGGGTCGATCTTGGCCGCAAGGACATGCTTGCTCGAAAACTTTCCAGCCCCGATGACGAAACCCGCGCCGCGCTCAATGCGCAGGACGATAACGGCCGCGCGCTTTTGCATGATCTGGCCGCGGCGGGCTGGGCCGATCTGATCCCCGCCGCCATCCGCGCGGGCGCGCAAACGGCGCTGGAGGATCTGGACGGCTGGACGCCGCTGCATGTCGCCGCCGTCACGGGCCAGACCGACAGCATCGCCGCCCTTGCCCGCCACGGCGCGGAAATGGATGCCGCCGCCGCCGGGCATGGCGAAACGCCGCTGCATCTGGCCGTGATGTATGCGCAAACGGCCAGTGTGGAGGCGCTGTTGCAACATGATGCCTCTCCCGCCGCGCGTCATCCGAAGGGTGCGGCGGAGGGCAAAAACGCCTATCACGATGCCGCGACCGCCGCGCCGGAGATCATGGCCGCGCTGCTGCGCCATCCCGATGCGGTGCATATCCACGACCGCTGTGCCGAACGCAATATTCATGCCGATGTCTTTCGCCTTGCCTTGCGCGCGGGCAATATGCCCGTTGTCCGGCTGCTGGCCGATTACGGCATCGACATGAACGCCAAGGACCCCGAAGGGCTGACGCCGCTGACCTGGCTGCTGACATACCGCGAAACGCGGGCGGAGGCTTTGCCCTTTGTGCATTTCCTGTTGCAGCAGGGCGCGGACGGCGACAAATCCGTCAACCAATGGGGCGAAACGCCGCTGATGCTGGCGGCGAAATCCGATTTTGCGCAGGCGGTGCGCATTTTGCTCGATCACGGGGCGGATCCCAAACGCGCGAATCATTTCGACGAAACGGCGCTGCATTTCGCCTGCCAGCATTACACGGTGGCCACCGTCACCGCGCTGCTGGACGCGGGCGCCGATGTCAATGCGCAGGACCGCACGGGCCAGACGCCGCTGCACATCGCCGCGCATAAAAACCGCCGCGATGTGGTCAAAGCCCTGCTGGACGCGGGCGCCGACCCGTGGCTGCGCGACCGCCGCGGCCGCACGCCGGATGCGTTATGCCAAGCGCCCGTGCAGGAAACGACCCGCAGCCTTGTGTTGCAGCGCCAGAAACTTTTGCAAAAGCGCGGCCATGCCAAAACCGGCTTTCGCAACCGCAACCGCCCCAAGACGCGTTATGAATTGTTGCGCGAACAGCGGCGCAAAAAACCGCCTTTCAAAGGCTATGAAAATCCTCCATAATCAACGCGCATTTTTAAAGACACAAGGATAATGACGCGTGCAGCCGCCCAACCATTATGACGGTATCCAAAAGCCGGGCCGCGGATATGTGAACGAACCCGCCGATACGGACGGGAATACCTATCTGCACCTGATCTGCGCGCGCGGCGCGCCGCTGCCCGTCGTGCGCGAGGCTGTCGAAAAACTCGGCGCCGATCCCAATGTGCTGAACAAGAAAAAAACGCCCGCGCTGGCCATTGCCATCCAAAAAACCGCGCCGGAGGTTGTCGCCTATCTGATCGAAAAAGGCGCGGATATTTATTTCCCTGTCGAGAAAGACAAGTTTTTCAACGCAACGCATGCCGCCGTGCAAACGGGCCGGGCGGATGTTTTGCAGGCCGTGCTGAAACACGGCGGCGCGGCCCATGTGCAACAGGGCGGCACGCTGGATAACGGCTATTACGACGACACGCCGCCGCTGCATGCCGCGATTCAAAAACAGTATTACCATTTGATGGAACAGCTGGTGCTTGCCGGTGCCGATGTGAACGCGGAAGGCGGATACCGCCGCCAGACGCCGCTGCAAATGGCGACGGAGAGCGAAGCCACCGTGCCCATGGCGCAGCTGTTGCGCCTTGGCGCGGATATCGACGCAAAAGCCACGCACGAGAAGGTAACGGCGCTGCATCTGGCCGCCCGCGGCGGGCGTTTGCGCGCGCTGGAATTTTTACTGCGCAAGGGCGCGGATACGGAGGCGCTGGACGCGCGCGGCCGCACGCCGCTGATGGCTGCGGCAGAGGAAGGGCAGCCCACGGCCATCCGTGCGATTCTGCCCTATGTGCGCGACATCGACCGCCGCCAGGCCGGCGACAAACATGCGACCGCGCTGATGAAAGCCGCGCACAAGGGCGATGCCGCCTGCGTCGAGGCGCTGCTGAAAGCGGGCGCGAATCCCCTGCTGGCCGATGATTTCAACAAAACCGCCGCGAAATATGCGGAGGAAAGCCCCGTGTACCAGCAAAACAATTACCGCCATTACGATTACGGTTACGGCGGCGGCACAGCCCGCGCCGTCACGCTGTTGCGCGAGGCGGAGGAAAAGGCCGCGCAGGCATTCTTTGAAAAGAAATACAAAGGCCACAGACCCTAAAAACCGCCGGTACGTGCCGGCAGACGTCAGGGAGGACATGCGATGACAGGTAAAAAGCAGCCGAAAAAGGCCGTCCCCGCCGCCCGCGACGGTTTCAACGCCCATCACGTGCGCGAACCGGATAAGATCCTCGACCCCAAAACGGGCCGCACGCGGCTGATCGACGCGATTTTGAAAGAAGACCTTGCGCAGATCCAGAAACTGCTGAAGGCCGGCGCTTCCGCCAACAAGCAAACAAAGGACGGCAAAACGCCGCTGCATTACGCGGCGCGGCTGGGCAATACGGCGGCCATTCACCTGCTGCTGGATTACGGCGCGCGGATCGACCTGCCCGACGGCGACCGCCGCACGGCGCTGTTCGACGCGCTGGAGGCGCCGCAGCCGTCCCGCGTTCTCGCCACGCTGCTGCGCGCGGGCGCAAATGCCGACCTGCCCGACAAGGACGGGCGCATCCCGCTGCATGCCGCGGCGGAAAAGGCTTCGCGCTTTATCGTGCGCCGCCTGCTGAAACATACCGAAAACCCGAACCGTCCCGATAAAAAGGGCGCGCAGCCGCTGCATCTGGCCGCCATGCACAACAGCCTTGGCGTTGTGCAAACGATTTTGTTCGAACGCGTCGCCGTTTTCAGCGCCGATCACAACGGCGATACCTGCCTGCACCACGCCGTGCGCCGCGAGGACGACGACATTGCCGAGTACCTGCTGAAGACCGAAGCCGCGCGCATGGTGAATGCGGTGAATCTGGATGGCCGCTCCCCCCTGCATCTCGCGGCGGAGCGCAAGAACCGCAAGCTGCTGCACATCATGGTGGAGGCCGGCGGCGATGTGAACCTGCCCGACCGCAAGGGCTATACGCCGCTGCACGATGCCATTGCCGCCAATGACGTGAAAACGGTAAAGCTGCTGATCGAAAGCGGCGCGGATATCAGCAAGCCCACGGCGGGCATGCGCATCACGCCGCTGATTCTCGCCATCCAGCAAAAGGGCGACCGCGATATCGTGCGCCTGTTGCTGGAACATGACGCCAGCGCCAGCGCCGCCGATCATGAAGGCGTCACGCCGCTGATGGTCGCGGCGAAAAACGGCGATGTTCCGCTGATGCAAACGCTGCTGGACGGCGGCGCCGATCCCGCCGTGCTGGACAAGCAAAAACACAACGTGCTGCATTACTGCGACAGCGCCGTGCCGAAACAATTGCTTGAAAAAATAATCGATGCGGGCGCGAACCCGAACCAGATCAGCGACTGGGGGCAATCGCCGCTGATGACCGCCATGCGCGACCGCCGCATGGCGATTGCGGAAATGCTGCTCGACAAGGGCGCAAATCCGCAAGTGACCGACGGACAGGGCTTTACGCCGCTGCATCTCGCGCTGCAATTCCGCAGCCTGCAACTGGTGGCGAAGCTGCTGGAAAAAGGCGCGGATGCGACGGCGGCGGCGGGCTATTCCAAAATCACGCCGCTGCACATCGCCGCGCAATCGGGGCTGGACCGCGAAGTCGGCCTGCTGCTCGACAAGGGCGCGGACCCCAATGCCGCCGACAACATGGGCCGCACGCCGCTGATGAACGCGCTGCAAAACGGTTTTGTATCGACGGAGGCGATCCGCAAACTGCTTGCCAAAGGGGCCGATCCGCTGAAGGAAGATCAATACGGCACCAATGCCTATGACATGGCGCATAACATGCGCAAACCCGTGATTACCGAGCTGTTCCGCCAGCATCTGGCCAAAAAGGCCGCGCCGCCCTACAGGCCCAAGCCGCCGCGCCCGCCGTGGGGTTATATGTAACCGGTTGTTTTATTGCGGGAATTTATTAATTATAGACATAATTCGTAACTTTGGTTACGATACCCGCACATAAAAAACCGCAAAAGGATGCCGCGATGGGCAACGCCAAAAAGCGCAAAACCGCCGACGAATCACTGCTGGACGCCGTCCGGCAGGGCGATTTTGACGCCGTGCGCTATTACATCGAGGATAAAAGCGCCAATCCCGATGCACGCGACCCGCGCGGCCGCACCGCGCTGCATATCGCAACGGAGCGCGGTTTTTCCACGATCGTGAACACGCTGCTGGAGCTTGGCGCGCGCGTGGATGCGACCGACCACCAGAAAATCACGCCCCTGATGATCGCGGCGGAACGCGGTTTCGATACCGTGCTGGCCTGCCTGTTGCAAAACGGCGCGGATATCATGCTGCAAAACGCGAAGGGGCAAAACGCTTTCCACATCGGCGGGGAAAAACCCGAAACGAAGGACAGGCTGAAAAATGCCTGGCTCGCCGCGCTGGAAAAACGCCCGCTGGATCTGGATACCGCCACGCATGATGCCGTGCTGGTGCGCAAACCGATTGCGCTGAAACCCGCGCATAAACCTGCTGCGCCGCCGCAATAAAAGCATCGCGCCGCGCAGCCTTTCATAATCTTGAAGCATTCTTGTTTTTTGCGCTTTTCGCCTTTGCAAACAGGCGCTTTGCCCGCCTGCGGCATTGACCCTCTTGTAACAATATGTCAAGAATCTAGACATTGAAGATGTCAAGATTTCACCGCCCTGCCGCGCGCCGGTTTGCGCGCCTTCGCCGGACGGTTTTTCCGCAAGCCCGCAAGGGGCGCGTTGCATGAAGGATCGTGGAGATGATGGAAGAAGACGGGCACAAGCTTGCCGCCGCATTCAACCAGCAAAACGGCAGCCGCGCGGCCACCCCCGCCAATGATACGGCGCCGCCGCCCGTGGCATTGCCCGCGCTGTTTCTTTCCGCCGTTGAAAACGGCAAATACGATGATGCCGCGCGCATGATCGGCATGGGCGTCAACATCAACGCGCAAAATGCGCAGCGCAAAACCGCGCTGGTGCTCGCCGTGGAAAACCACGACCGCCACATGGTGAAGCTGCTGATCAAATCCGGCGCGGATGTTGTAAAATACGAAGCGGAAACAGGCAGCGCGCTGCTCGGCCGTCTTGCCGATGCCAAAACCGAATACAGCCCGACCGAAGAAACCATCGCCGTCATGCTGATGGATGCGGGCGCAAAGGCGCAGGCCTATGACCGTCACGGCATGCCCGTGCTGGCGCGTTATGCCTCCATGGGCATGGACCGCGCGGTGGATACCGCGCTGCTGGCCGGCGCCGATCCGAATGTGCTGAATCCGTCGGCGCTGCTTTCCCCGCTTTATTACGCCGTCACGGCCGGACACGTGCAGATTGTCGAGCGGCTGCTGGCAGCGGGCGCACGCCCGAACGGCCTGCCGCAGGAAAAAACGCCGCCCATGATCGCGGCGGTGCGCCACAACGGCAAAACCGACATTATCGAAGCCCTGCTGCGCGCAGGCGGCGACCCGAATACGGAGACACGCGCCTTTGGCGAAACCCCTTTTATGGCGGCCCTGCGCACGGGGCGGAAGGATCTGGCTGAAACCATGATCCGCCGCGGCGCAGATGTGAACGCCATCATGTCCGACGGCAGGCCGCTGCTGCAAAGCGCGGTACTGGCGGGCGTGGACGACGAGATCATCGACCTTTTGCTGCAAAAAGGCGCGAACCCCGACAACATGTCGAACGAATTCGGCACTGCGCTGCATGCCGCCGTACAGCGCAACCGGCCGAATACCGTCAATCTTTTGCTGCGTCACAATGCCGATCCGCTACGCCCGAACAAAGAGGGCACGACGCCGCTGCAATTCGCCATCGCCAAACTCGGGCAGGAGAACCCGATTGTCGCGCGCCTGCAACTCGCCGACGGCGCGGCGCGCGTGACGCAAAACCAGACGGCAAGACCGCAACCGCCCTACTTCTTCGGACATTAAGAAGGCGTGCAAAAACAGAGGGTGTTTTTGTTAAAACCGCTTAACGTCAAGGAAACGTGCTGATGTTCCCATCGTTCAACAAATCGTCGCGGCCCGTCGGAAAGGGCATCAACGCCCCGCTGGATGACGCCCTGCGCACCGCGCTGCATATTGCCGCCGCCGACAAGGATGACGTTTCCCTGCATCGTTTGCTGCGCATCGGCGCCAATCCCAACCAGAGCGACAAATACGGACAGACGCCGCTGTTCGACGCGGTGAAAAGCGGCAATCTTTCCGGCCTCCGGGCGCTGGCCGCCAAGGGCGGGCAACTGAACCACCGCGACGATCAGGGCCGCAGCCTGATGGACTGGGCGATTGAAACGGGCGCCGCGCCCGACATGCTGGCCGCGCTGCATGATCTCGGCGCGCGGCTGGAGCCGAACCCCAAAACGCGCCAGAACGCGCTGCATACCGCCGCCGCCGCGGGCCGCGCGGAATTGTTCGAGGTGCTGGAAAGCCGCGGGCTTTCCGTGAACAGCCGCGACAAGGAAGGCAATACGCCCCTGCATCTCGCCGCCGCGGGCGGGCATGCGGACGCCATGCAAAAACTGATCGACATGAAGGCGGATGCGAATATCCGCAATACCAACATCGAAACGCCGCTGTACGTCGCGGCGGACAAAGGCTTTGCCGCAGGCGTGGACCTGCTGCTCGCCCTGCCCCATGTCGCGCGGGAAGTAAACAGCCATGCGAATTACAGCAGCGGCTATACCCCCCTGATGATCGCGGCGCATAAAAACTTCCCCGAGATCATCGAAAAACTCGCCCAGGCCGGCGCGGATATCAACCAGACCGACAACCGCAACCGCAACAGCCTTTACATCGCCGCCGAAGCGGGCAGCGTCGCGGCTGCCAAAAAACTCGTGCAACTCGGCGCGGATGCGGGCAAGGGCAAGCTGCCGCAGGGCAGCCATACGCCGCTGTTGCACAACATCGACCGCACGCATTTCCGCGACATTCTGGCCGTGCTCTCCGCCGCCGGTGCGGATATCAATGCGGCCGACAACATGGGCAATACCGCGCTGCACCGCGCCTGCGACATGACGCAGGGCGACAAAATCCGTACGCTGCTGGATTACGGCGCCGATCCGAACCTGATCAACAGTTTCGGCCAGCGCGCGCTGGATGAATTGATGGACAATTACACCTATCGCATGACCGACGCGCCGGAACTGGTCGCCGCGCTGCTGCAAAAGGGCGCGAACCCCGACATCTCTCCCGTGGCGGAGATTCAGGAGGGCCCGCTGCATCTGGCCGCGCAATACGGCCACCGCCAGAGCGTCGAGCTGCTGTTGCAGCATAACGCAATGGTCGATGCCTATTCGCGCGGATTCATGCCCAAAACGCCGCTGCTCTACGCCGCCGAACACGGACATACGGAGATTGCCGCCGCGCTGTTGAAAAAAGGCGCGAACCCGCTGAAAACCGATGCGCAGGGGCGCAATGCCCTGCATCTGGCCGCGCATAACGGCAATGCGGAACTGGTCAAATTGCTGCTGGCGCAAGACGGGGTGGATGTAAATGCCCCCGATGCCTTTGGCCGCAGCGCCCTGCACCATGCCTGCCTGCGTGAAAAAGACGATGCGGCGAAGGTGCTGCTCGCCGCAGGGGCGGATACGGACATGTTCGACAAAAACGGCTTTACGCCGCTGCAACTCGGGATTTTCATGGGCAATGCCGATATACTGCCCGTTTTCACCGCGCATTACGGCGGGAAAGCCGGCTGGAACACCCGCACGGCGGAAAAACAGGAAAGCCTGTTGCATCTGGCCGTGCGCCACGGGTCGGAAATGCAGGTGCGCCGCGTGCTCGACCTGGGCGTCGATCTTTGCGCCGCGAATGCGGCAGGGGAAAGCCCGCTGCATCTGGCCATTGCCACAAGCAATATTCACATCGCCGAAATGCTGTTGAAGGAAATGGCGCAACAGAACATCAGCCCCGATGCGCTGGCGGATAATAACGGCAATACGCCGGTGCATGCCGCCGCGCAGCAGAACCTTTCTTCGCTGCTGCGCCGTTTGCAGGAAGCCGGCGCCGATCTTGCCAGGCCGAATGCGGAGGGCGATATGCCGATCCACATCGCCGCACGCGCCGGACATTTCGATGCGGCGACGTTTTTGGCGGAACAGGAAAACGTCCGCGTGCTGGCGGCGGGCAGGGACGGCAAAACGCCGCTGCAACTGGCAATCGAGACGCAGAACCCGCGTCTTTTCTCCGCCCTGATGCCGCGCGCGATGGAAGAACAAATGAAAAAGGCGGAAAACGTGGCGCCGGAAAAACCCGCGCAAGAGGACAAACCGGAAAACAAGGCGGCAGACAAAGGCCGCCCAAAGCCGCGCACGCCGAAGCCGAAAGGCCCGTAATCCGGAAAGGGCCGTCAAAAAAAAAACGGAGGGGAAGATGAAAAAAACGACCGTGATGATTGCCGTGCTCTGCCTTGCCGTGCTCTCGCCCGCGGCGGCGCAGATGCATATTTCCAACGGGCAGAAAACCACCACCACGCAGGGCCTGTCCGATGCGCCCGTGATGCCGTCAGGGAACGAACCGCCGCCGCAGGGGTTTGTCAAATCGGTGACGCCCGTTAACGCCTGCCTCGAGCAATTGCCGCCCGAGGAAGCGGCGGAAGTGCGCGCGCGTTACCTGAAACCTTATCAGGAATGCCAGCGCCGCCTGCAAATCCATGCGATCAAGCGGGCGAAAGCAGGCGCAAAGGATGATGAGCATGCGCCCGAACAGGCGGAAAGCCCGCGCAATTTCGTGCGCGTGCAAAAGGATTCGCGCCCCGCGCCCGCCGCGCCGATTGTGGGTGCAAAAGAAGGATCCATGCCCGTCAAACGGGAAAAAACGCCCGATCTTTACAACCGCTAAGGGCCCCTGTCGCCTGCGGCGGGATTGTGGTAAAATAAAAGAAGCAGGTTTTTCACCCTTCCGGAGTTTGTTTGCATGACCCGCCCCCTCCCTTTTGCTGTTTTCATGGCCGCCGCGCTGCTTTTCGCCGCTGCGCCCGCACCGGTTTTCGCGCAGGCCTCCTATACGGGGTCGTCGGAAGGCTTCGTCGGTTCGACGGATAAAAAACCGCGGCCGCTGGAAGAATTGAACGAACAGGAATTCAACGATGAAATGCAGCGCGCACAGCCGCAGCTGCCGCCCGTTTTCGAAACCGTGCAGCCGCCTGTGGCGCTGAACGAGGACGGCACCGCCGCCGACACGGCGGATGATCCCTGCGCCGCCTATCTGGACAACTTTGACGGCTATACCCTGTGTCAGGACCGCATCCAGAAAATCGAGAAAATGAAAAACGGCCAGAAGAACCGCAAGGATACCTACGGCACGCAGCAAAAAATCCGCGCCTCCGACCAGCGCCGCATAGATGCGGAAAAGGCCGCGGCTGAGGCCGCCGCCGCAGAAGAAGCGGAAAAGGCGGCAGCCGATGAAGCCGCTGCCGACACCACCGGCGAGGAAAAGGAAAAAACCCGCGCCGAAAAGGCACGGGAGGAAAAAGAAAACCGCCTTGCCCCCAAAAAAATCGGCAACAAGAAATAGGCCTGACGCGGCGCGCTTGATGCGAGCCTGATTATTTAGGTTTATATTTCTTCAGATGATGCAGCTGGATTTTTTTCAGCAGCACAACGGGCTGGCCGGAGCCTTCGGTCAGGCGTTTGACATCGTATCTGCCAAAGGCATCCTTGACCAGATCCTGCAAACCCCACTGGCGGGCAATATCCTGCACGCTTTGCTGGCGATGGTCGATTTGCGACACATCCGCCCCCGCTTTCAGCAGCGCCTCCACCTTGCGCACCGCGCCCTGATTGAGCTGGCGCATCAAAACCGTGCGCCCGTTATTGTCCTTGGCTTCCAGATCCACCTTGCTGCGGCGGAGCAGGCGCACAAAGGCTTTGGGCAAGCCCTCGTTTTCGGCGGCGAGCATCAGCGCCGTGGCGCCCGTGCCATCCCGCGCCAGCGGATCGGCGCCTTTTTTCTCCAGCGCCGTCATGACATGCGGCATGTTTTTTTCCGCCGCGAGCAAAAAGGCGGTTTTTCCCGACTGGTTCGCCGCCGCCAGATTGAACGGCAGGCTGAGGCACATGGCGGCCACCTTTTCCTGCCGCGCGGCAATGGCGAGCATCAGGGCATCGTTGCCTTCCTCGTTGATGAAATCGATGGCCGCGCCGCGTTCGACAAGAAAAGCGAACATCTGCGTATCGCCGCGTTTGGCGGCGATGAGCAGGGCGGTATTGCCTTCATGATCCGTTTTGTTGATGCGCGCGCCGTCTTCCAGCGCTTCGCGCACGCGCGGCAGATCGCCCGCTTTTGCAGCGTGGAGCAATTGCAGATTGGCGGCATCGTTTCCCGTCTGGGTCATGGCATTCCGGTGCGAATCGAATCAGCACCGCCCCTGGGCGGCGCGCGTTGATACAGGGGTTTACTGTACGTCTTATATATGGAAATGTCAAAAATTTCCGCTTTTTTGTTATTTTCTATTCAAAATCAACCTGCTATGCCGCCGCGCCCTGTCACCGTCCCGGCCCGTCTTGTGGCCCTGCCGAAAACCGCCCCACCCGCCGCACGGGAAATGAAACGCGGTGAAACAATCGCGCTTTTGCGTCTTGTCCCGCCGCGCCGCGCGGAAAAAACGCGCCCGTGCACAACGCCTAAGCTTTTGAAATCCTGCGGCAACGGCGCCGCGACGCGCCGGGATGGCTTGGGCGATTTTGCCGCTTGCTTGACCGGCGGGGATCATTTCCGTTAGGGTTTGAACATGCTCGCGAAGTGTCGCCGGGCAGGACCGGTAAAAAAACCGGCACAACAAACCGGACAAATGTATGGGGCGGCGCCGAAGGGCAGCCGCTTTTTTCATGACCGCCAGAAAAACCAGCCGCACAAAAACCGCCGCGAAAAAAACCACGGGCGTGAAGCGCCCCGCGCGCCGCCGCACGGCAAAGAATATCCGCGATGCCATCAACGTGCTGGCGCTGATCGAGGCGCTGGAACAGCATGTGCTGGGCGAAAAGAAAATGACGGCCACGCAGGTCAGCGCCGCGCTGGCGCTGCTGAAAAAAACCCTGCCCGATATTGCGGCCACCGCCGGCAAAACGGCGGAGGCCCCCGCGTCCGCCGTCTTGAGCCACGAAGACGCGCTACAGGCGCTGGAATAACCACAGCCGAAAAGATTGATGAACGAAAAAGAACAACGCATCCGCGCGCGGCTGATGCATGATTTCGCGCATTACGCGAAAAAATGCCTTTTCATCCGCAGCAAAAGCGGCGCGATTGCGCCCCTTCACCTGAACGCCGCGCAACGCCACCTGCACGAGAGGCTGGAGGAACAGCTGGTCACCACGGGCCGCGTGCGCGCGCTGGTGCTGAAAGGGCGGCAGCAGGGATGCTCCACTTACGTGCAGGCGCGGTTTTACTGGAAAACAACGCACCGCCGCGGCGTGCGCGCCTTTATCCTGACGCATCTGGATGAAGCCTCGCAAAACCTGTACCAGATCGTGCGGCGGTTTCACGACAATTGCCCCGCCGCCGTGCGCCCGCAAACGGGTCTGGCCAACCAGCGCAGCCTGTTGTTCAGCCGGCTTGATTCCGGCTACAGCGTCGGCACGGCGAAATCGCAAGGCATCGGGCGCTCGCATACCATCCAGTATTTCCACGGATCGGAAGTCGCCTATTGGCAGCATGCGGAAGACCATATCGCGGGCGTCTTGCAGGCCGTGCCCGATGCGAAGGGCACGGAGGTCATACTGGAAAGCACCTCCGCCGGCGCGACGGGACTGTTTTACCAGCTGTGTCAGGAGGCCATCAAAGGCCGCTCCGAATTCATTTTCGTCTTCATCCCGTGGTTCTGGCAGGATGAATACCGCGCGCCGCCGCCCGGGGATTTCACCCTGACGCCGGATGAAGCCGAATACAAAAAAACCTTCGGACTGGACGATGCGCAGATTTACTGGCGGCGGCTGAAAATCGCCGCGCTGGGCGGCATCTGGACATTCCGCCGCGAATATCCCAGCACGCCCGACGAAGCCTTTCACAGCGACCGCCCCGGCGCCTTGTGGCAGCGCGAAACCATCGAGAAAAACCGCCGCCACGCGGATGACGCGCCGGAGATGAAACGCATCGTCATCGCCGTCGATCCCGCCGTTACCGCCAATCGCCAGAGCGACGAGACGGGGATTATCGTCGCAGGCCTCGGCACGGACGACCATGTCTATATTCTGGCCGATCTTTCGGGCAAATATGCGCCGGCGGCCTGGGCCTCGCAGGCGGTCAATGCCTATTACACCCATGCCGCCGATTGCGTGGTGGCGGAAGTCAACCAGGGCGGCGATCTGGTGGAACATACGCTGCGCAGTTTTGACCCCTCCATCGCCTATAAATCCGTGCATGCCAGCCGCGGCAAAATCGCGCGGGCGGAGCCGGTGGCGGCGCTGGATACGCGCGGCATGGTGCATCATCTGGGCCGCTTTGCGCAGCTGGAAGACCAGATGTGCGCCTTTGACCCCGTTGAAAACGCCAAAAGCCCCGACCGCGTGGATGCGCGCATCTGGGCGGTGACGGAGCTGCTGCTGCGCCGCCCCGCGCCCGCGCAGCCGGTCATCTGGCGTTAAACAAAAAACTTCTTTCATGATGGAGTATATCCGGATGGGTTTTAAAAATCCGCTCGCCGCGCTGTTCGGCCGCAAGGAACAAAAAGCCAGCGCCGCCGCGCCGCTGCTGGTGCAATGGGGCGCGGGGCAGCCGCGCTTTACCCCCCGCCAGTATGATCAGCTGGCGCGGGAGGCCTATCAGAAAAACGTGATCGCCTATCGCTGCATCCGTCTGGTCAGCCAGAATGCGGCGACCGTGCCGTGGATCGTATATCGCGGCAAGGGGGAAAACCGCACGCGGCTGGAAGACCACCCGCTCAAATCCCTGCTGGAAAACCCGAACCCCATGCAGGGCGGCGCGGAATTGTTCGAGGCGCTGTTCGGTTTTTACCTGATCGCGGGCAACAGTTATCTGGAAGCCGTGGGCGCGGCCGGCGCGCCGCCGCGCGAGCTGTGGACCCTGCGCCCCGACCGCATGCGGGTTATTCCCGGCAAACACGGCGTGCCCATCGCCTATCGCTATCAGATCGGCGGAGAGGCGATGGATTTTCCCGTCGATGCGCTGACGGGCGCCTCTGCCGTGCTGCATTTGAAATCCTTTCACCCGCTGGACGACTGGTACGGCATGAGCCCGCTGGAATCCGCCGCCGCCAGCATCGACCAGCATAACGATGCCGCGCGCTGGAATGCCGCGCTGTTGCAGGCGGGCGGGCGGCCTTCGGGCGCGCTGGTCTATAAACCCGTGCATCCCGACGGCACGGCGACGCTGACGGATGAACAGCGGCAGGCGCTGAAAAGCGAGCTGGAGGCCTTTTTCCAGGGCCCCGATAACGCGGGGCGCCCGCTGGTGCTGGAAGGCGGGCTGGACTGGCGCGACATGTCGCTTTCGCCCAAGGATATGGACTGGCTGGCGGGCAAGGATGTTTCCGCGCGGGAAATCGCGCTGGCCTTCCACGTGCCGCCGCAGCTGATCGGCATTGAAGGCTCGCTCACCTTTGCGAATTTCGAGCAGGCGCGGCTGGCCCTTTTCGACGATGCCGTCATCCCGCTGCTCGACCATGTAAAGGACGAGCTGAACAAATGGCTTTGCCCCGCCTTTGGCGAGGATCTGAGCATCGGCTACGACGTGGATGCGATCGAGGCTTTTGCCCCGCGCCGCGAAAAAGCCTGGGCGCGGATTTGCAATGCCGATTTCATGACGGTGAATGAAAAACGCGTGGCGCTCGGCCTCTCGCCGCTGGAAGGCGGCGACGTGCTGCCGCATGCCGGAGGCAAAGCCTGATGGCCGCGCTGCGCCTGACGCTGGGCGGCGTGCACTATGCCGTGCGCCCCGATGCGCGGCTGCTGCTGCAAATCGAGGATGAACTGGGCGCCCTGCCCGCGCTGGCGGCGAATTTTCGCGCCGGCCTCTGGCGCTTTGCCGATCTGGTCAGCCTGCTGCACATGTTGTTGCAACACGCGGGCAAAACGCTGGATTACCACGCCCTTGGCAATCTGGTGCTGCAAACGGGCGTGGCGGAATGCCACCGCGCGGTTCTGCGCTTTTTCGACCTGTTGCACCTGCCCCTTCATCCTTCTGACACCTAAAGGCGAGCGGACATGACATCCATTGCAAATATCGTTTATCAAAAAACCCAGTCGGCGGGGACGGGCCCTGTCATCCTCTCCCCCGTTGCGGGATACCGCAGTTTTTACGCGGCCTTCGGCACGGGCGGCAATGACATGTTTTTTTATGCCCTGCGCCATCAGGTGCTGGACGAATGGGAAGTCGGCACGGGGCATCTGCTGGATGCGACAACGCTGGTGCGCGATACGGTCATTGCCTCCAGCAACGGCGGCGCGCCGGTGGATTTTTCGGCGGGGATGAAAGATGTCGTGAACGATATTCCGGCCGAGCGGCAATTATCCCTGCCCGCCGCGCCGCAGGCGGGCGACCTGCTGCGCTATGACGGCAGCAAATGGGAACGCCTGCCGCGCGGCACAGACGGCCAGATGCTGCACAGCACGGCGGATAACCTGCAATGGAAAACCCCCGCCATCGGCGATATTGACGGCTTGCAAACGGCACTGGACGGAAAAAGCGCGGCGGAACATACGCACAGCTGCGCCGATATCAGCGATTTTTCCACGCAAATGGCCGAAAAAGCCGATGCCGCGCATACGCATGGCGCGGCGGATATCACGGATCTTGCCGATCTTCTCTCCGCCAAGGCGGATGCGGCGCACGGCCATGACATGGAAGAGGTCACCGGCCTTGCGGCTGCCCTTGCCGCCAAGGCGGCCGCGGCGCATGGCCATACGGTCGGGGATGTGACGGGGCTTTCGGCGGCGCTTGCGGGCAAGGCCGATGCCGCGCATACGCATCGCGCGGCGGATGTGACGGATCTGGACGATGCGCTGTCGGGCTACGTGCCGGCCGCGCGGCAAATCGGCGGTGCGGGCAGCGTGACGGGGGGCGGCGATCTTTCCGCCGACCGCAGCCTGCAACTGGCGGGGGATGCGGATACGCCCGGCAATAACAAATATTACGGTACCGATGCGAACGGCGACAAAGGCTTTCACCCCCTGCCGACAGGCGCGGCGGCCGAAAATATCGCCGCCGATACCGCCGCGCTGCGCGTGATAACGGGCGACAACGTGCAAGAAGCGCTGGCCGCCACCGATGCGGCGCTGGGCATGGGCGGGTTTTCGCCGCCGCATTTTGCGGCTTTTCATCATCTGGCGGGCAATCTTTCGGGCACGATTTTTTCAGGTCTGGTCAGCGGCAGCGGCGCGAATGCCGGCACGGCGGATACCGATTACGCCCGCAATACCGATGCCTGCGGCGTTATTTCCCTGTCCTGCGGCACGACGGCAACGGGCGCGGCGCTGCGCGGCCTTGGGCAAGCCACGCTGGTCGCGCATGCGGACGGCAAGATCATCAGGCTCGCCAGCCGCGTGCAGCTGGCAACGCTGATTGCCGCAGGATCGCAGGAATATTTCGCCTGGGGCGGGCTCAGTACCGGCACGGCGGCCACAACCAACCCCGATACGACGGTCGGCGTTTACTGGATCTACGATAAAACCAGCGCGAACTGGCAATTGCGCCGCCGTCTTGCCTCCGTCACCGACAGCGTGGATACGGGCGTGTTGGTGGAAGCCGATGTCTGGTACGACATGCTGCTGACCGTGCAGGGCGACAGCGACCAGAGCAATGCCGTCATCACCCTTGCCATCAACGGTGCGGAAGTCGCCAGCATCGGCACCCTGCCCGCCTATGTCGCCTATAACGCCGTTTCCGCCGCGATCCAGAAAAAACTCGGCTCGGGGGCGCGGTATCTCTACCTCGATTACGAGGGCCTGTTTGCGGAGTTGGGCGCATGACGGGCCATGCGCTTTTTGCCGCGCCCATCGGCGCCGCCTTGCCGCCCGATACCGCCGCGCTTTTTGCCGGCGGCGCACGGTATTTCGCGCTGGCAGGCCGTTTTGCGCCCGCGCGACCGCACGCCGCATGTTTTGCGCCGCTGCGCCCCGTTATCGTGACTCCCCTTGAATAAAAACAAAAGGCTGCCGCCATGCATTGCATTCCCCATGCCCTGATCCGGACCCATAGCGGGGAGGATATCGCCCTTGCCTTCCACATCACGAATGCGGCGGGGGCCGCGCTCGACATTTCCGACGCGGCGGCCGTTTATAAAATCGCCCGCCGCGCGGGTGATGCCGCGCTGCTGGTCAAAACGCAGGAAGACGGCATCACCCTTGCCGCCGCCACCGCCACCGTCACGCTGAATACGGCGGAGCTGGCGGCAGAAGGCCAACCGCTGCTCGGCGATTTCTGGGGGCAGCTGACACTGACACTGAATGACATGACGCAGGTCGTGGCCGAAGGGCCGCTGTCCGTTGCGCCCGTCATTGCCTGAACATTCCGGGAGGTTTTTCCATGTCCCTGCATCTGACATCGCCGCTGGAGCTGAAATTCGTTGCAGGCGGCGGCCTGTTTGAAGGCTATGCCTCCGTTTTCAACGTCACCGACAGCGCAAATGACCGCGTGCAGCCGGGGGCTTTTCACAAATCGCTGGCCCGCGCCCGCGCCGAAAACCGCCTGCCGCCGCTGCTCTGGCAACACGACGCGCAAAAACCCATCGGCGCCTGGCACGAGATGTTCGAGGACAGCCACGGGCTTTTTGTGCGCGGCGAATTGTTTGTGGACGACATCGCGCAGGCGCGCGAGGCTTACAAGCTGATGCGCGCAGGCGTGGTGACGGGGCTTTCCATCGGCTACCGCACCGTCAAGGCGGAACGCGACCCGCACAGCGGCGCGCGGCTGCTGACCGAAGTTGAATTGCTGGAGGTTTCCATGGTGACTTTCCCCGCCAATGCCGAGGCGCGGGTGCGGCATGTGAAATCCCTGCTGGCGGACGGGCAAATTCCGTCCGAGCGCGAATTTGAGGCTTTCCTGCGCGAGGCAGGCCTGAGCCGCAAACAGGCCAAGGGGCTCATCGCCCATGGCTACAAGGCCGTCGTCCCTGACGGCGGCAAAGCCCTTGGCGCGCGGGATGCGGCGCCGACGGCGGATGCGGATGACAGCGACCTTTCCACCGCCATCCGGCGGCTGGCGGAGGATATGCGCCGCGCCGCCGCTACCCTCTCCCTCCACTCTTTTGACAAGGAATAACAGATGACAAACGACATCCGCTCCGCGGTCTATGATCTGGGCCGCGCTTTCGAGGCTTTCAAGGAAGCCAATGACCAGCGCCTGCGCGAAATCGAGCGCCGGGGCAGCGCCGACCCGCTGACCGAAATGAAGGTCAACCGCCTGAACGCGGAAATCACCCGCGCGCTTGATTCCGCCGATGCCGCAAAACGCCGCGTGGACCAGATCGAAACCGCCCTGCACCGCAGCCCCGTGGGCGGCGGCGGCGACGACTGGAAAGAGGCCGAGGCCTTTATGCTGGAACGCAAGGGATTTATCAGCGGCGATCTCGGCATTGATGCCTATCGCCAGTACAAAAACGCCTTTCGCGGCTATTTGCGCAAAAACAATGCGGGCAGCGGCGTGGACGAGATCAAGGCGCTTTCCGTCGGCTCCGACCCCGACGGCGGCTATACCGTCACGCCCGATATGTCGGGCCGCATTGCGGCGCTGGTGCGTGAAACATCGCCCATGCGGCAGGTGGCGAATGTCATCACCATCGGCACCGATGCGCTGGAGGGCATTCACGACCTGAACGAGGCGACCTCCGGCTGGGTGGGGGAAACCGAAGCCCGCACGGAAACCGCCGCGCCCAAAATCGGTGAATACCGCATTCCCGTCCACGAGCAATATGCGGAGCCGCGCGCAACGCAAAAACTGCTCGACGACAGCCTGTTCAATATCGAGGAATGGCTGGCGCAAAAAATCGCCGAGCGTCTGGCGCGGATGGAAAACGAAAGCTTCATCCACGGTAACGGCGTGAAAAAGCCGCGCGGCTTCCTGACCTATGCGGCCGGTACGCCGGGCGCTTCGGCCTTTGACGTCATCGAGCAATTGCCGAGCGGCGCATCCGGCGCCTTTGCCGCAGAAGATCCCGGCGATGCGTTGATCAACCTTGTCTATGCGCTGAAATCCGCCTACCGCGAAAAAGCGGTTTTCATGATGAAACGCTCCACCCTTGCCGAAGTGCGCAAGCTGAAGGACGGGAACGACAATTACCTCTGGCAGC